ATTTTTTTGTTGATGGGCTACCTGTTCCACAAGGGAGCATGAAAGTAATCAACGGCAGAGTCATTCATAACAAAGGCTCTGAACTTGCGGCATGGCGCAGTGCGATTGCATTGACTGCACGACAAAAAGGCGCTCGCCCATTGACTGACCCTATGTACATTCACATCAAGTTTTATTTGCCGAAACCACGAACCGTCAAACGCCTCCACCCGTCCGTTGCTCCTGACCTGGATAAACTGATTAGAGCGGTCTTAGACGGCCTTACAGCCATTGCCTATGTAGATGATGGGCAGGTGGTGTCAATCGTGGCTGAGAAGGCCTACGGAGAGCGTATAGGGGCAGACATAGCCATAGGCCCACGCGTACCCGAACAAATGTTCTAATAAAAATGTGACGCGACAGACAAAAATAATTGCAAAAACATTGCCACAAATGTTGAAAAAAGTCTGACATGAGACTACCTTTCTCTTATCGGTTCAAAAAGAACCCCAAGCGAAAGGCAAGACAGATGACAACACAAATCATCTTTACAGCAGGAACCACAGCGCCATCAAATCAAAAGGCGCTCAACAGCATTGAGGACCGTTGCACAGTATGTGCGCGCAAGTTAGGCGCAAATCCTTTTTACTTTGAAGTCAATACTTCTTGGGAAATCATTATTCCTGGTAGCGATGCCGCTAATTCCCAAGGTTGTTTCCCAGTTGGCAACGAATGTGCCAAAAAGTTTGATACCGCCCTCCTCGTAAAGATGGGGGCGTAGGGGGGGCGACACGCCAAAAAAATTTCATAAAAGGTGCTTGAAACTTTCCCAAAAAACCGTAATACTTCTCTCAACGGGTCAGACAGACCCCCTAGTACATGGAGGCAACAAATGGCAACAGCCACAGCAGAAGTAACAAAGCAATATCGCAATTTCCACCACTGGCAAGAAGTCAAGAATCTTGCTGAAGCAGTTGGTGTTCCTTACTACCGCAAAGATGACCGTTACCGTGACAACGGAATTGGTTTTGAAAAACCAGGTACATGGGCCAAATATGACGGCGGCGTATTTACCAAAATCATGATTCGCGGAAATGTTGGCATCGGTTGGCAACAAAATGATTTTGTTCAAAGAACAATCAAGGACCTTGCGCTAGAAAACTTGAAATTGAAAATAGAACTTTGGGCAGTAAAAAACGGCGTCAAGTATGACCTACACATTGACAACAAAGATTACTGGAATTCATATCTACGCATTGAGGAGGCAAACTAAATGATAAAGAAAGCAAAGATAACTTTGAGTGGCAAAGAGTTGGGCGATTGCCCAAACTGTAAGAGCGAAGATTCACTGTATGTCAGCAGTGTTTTGAAGTGGGGCAAAGTTTCTAAATGGATTCATGTGCCGATGTGCAATGCATGTAACTACGAAGGGAAGGCAAAATAGTGGAACACACAGCGCCAACAACAATCACAAAAACAACAATGAATCTCAAGCCTGGCGACTTGATTCTTGTAGGCAATGCATTTGATGGCTTTGACATCAAGAAAGTTGTAAAAGTACGCCCGTCTGATTACAACAAGCGCATGGCGCTATTGACTGTGCGTTTTGGTCATGGCGGTCAATGCGAAACAGTAGAAGGCAAGAATACGCGCTGGTCAATCGTTGATGGACAAAACTAATGGCGCGTTGCGGAGTTTGCGGGGGCAAAATAGGCAGGACTCTCGTAAAGCATGGCGAAATCTGCCTAGACGACAAACCAACCCAGGAGGCAAAATAAATGACAACCCCAGTAAATAAATGCATGATGTGTTACGGCAAGGGCTACATCTCATACACTGATGATGATGGTTGCGATGTAGTTCCATGCGATTGCACAATTCCCGTGGCGGTGAAAAGATGACGACCTGCGTACTATGCGGATTCAATAACACTTTCTACGGTATGCAACACCCTAACGGCAACGCAATTTGCATGGTGTGCGTATTGGAAATCAAAAACGCACACATCAAGGTCAGGGAATTCCCCTACGAAGAAACAGAGGCAACCGTATGAAGTTCAATATTGAATTGCAGATTGATTACAACAACTTTGCAATCCCTGAAGGCAAATCAAAGTCCATGGTCAATGCGATGCAACGCGAGCAGGCTCAATGGGCTGTAGAAGATGCGCTCAAGATGGCTGGATTCAACCCAGTGACAGTGGCTATATATAAGGCACGCTAATGAGTCCGTTTGACGAATTAGAAGATGACCGCCCGCGTTGCATTTGGTGCGGGTCCTTTGGCGGCTACGCCAACCGATTGACCATTCACATGGCGCAAGATGACCTCAAAAGTTTGATTGCAGAATGTGATTGGTGTTGGTCTAACGATTACTACAGAAAGAAGGCGGCAAATGGCAAAGGCAACTAGAACATGGAGGCTGACAAACAGAGGCAGATTTGTTGTTGCGATTCTGATTCTGTTGTTTGTTTCTTGGTTGATGAACATTACAACTCCTGAGGAGTGCAAAGTGCCAATAGGCGAGATGTCACAGTTCTGCGTAGATTTCTTGTATTCGTGAAAACGAAAGGAAGGCAAATGAAGAAAACAATTACAGTAGCAATGATGTTGGCGCTTGTTGTGCCAGCACAAGCAAGTGAAATACCAGGAACACGCGTTGAAGGTCAAGGCGCTGTTTGTGCTGAAGGACAAGGCAAAGCCCTTGAGGTCAATATTGCTCTCAAGAAAGAATTTAGTTATTGCATTGAGTTGCCAAAACCCAAACCGACACCTACACCAACGCCAACACCTGTTGCGTCTGTAACTCCAACACCCGTAGTTACTTCAGCACCAACGCCAGTAACAAACAGTGAACCAAACACAAATCAAACTACGGTTGTAGCAGTAACAGAATCAACAACGGTAACTGTTGCAGATACAACGACTGTAACAACTGTAGAAACACAAACGGTAACCATGCCAACACCAACACTTACGGCGGTTGTACCAAGCCCGCCTGCTCAACCTACAAAGTCCAATGTCATCACTGCCAATGCAACAACAGGACAAGTTACGGTTCGTGAGGAAACAGATTTAGAAGTGTTTGCTCGCTGGTATATGAGTTGGAGTAGTTGGTTCAATGAATTGATGCGTTGGTTCGCATCTTTAGGATAAATAATGGAAAAAATAATAACAATAAAAACGACAGAAATTACATGGAGGCAAAAGATGGATACGATTTATACGGTTGTAGTAATAACCGATGGCAAGCGCGAATGGGCGGAAAATTACGACAACGCGCTAGAAGCAGTAACTGCCTATAACAAGTTCATTGACCACGGAACTTGTAAAGAAGAACGCGTAGTAAGCCTGGTTGAACCAAGCGGTAAATTTCACAGCAAGATTTTCCTCAATCCTGTAGCGCTGGCGATACACTAGGACAGTCCAAATACCAACCTGAAAGGGGTAATAAATGGACCACAAAGTAACCCGTTGTCAGTGCGGAGCATGGAAAGTAGTTGATGCTCTTTGCAAAGTTTGTGAGGCGTTGGGGGTTAGGGGCTAGAGGTTCGCCCTAATAAGCAAATCCTTTTAGTAGCCGCTATTGCGGTTGGGTTTGCTATTGCGCCTTCTCACGCGCACGCACCAATCATGACCGAAAAAGAAAAACGCGCCTTGATTATCTCTACCATGGAGCCAAAGAGTTACGCGAGATTATTGGTCAAAGAACGGTTTGGCATGCCTGAGAAGCAGTATCGCTGTTTGGCTCAATTATGGGGCAAGGAATCAGCCTGGAACTTCAAAGCGAAGTCACCCACCCATGACTATGGGATTCCGCAACGCCACATGAAGCACAATACGAAACAACAGATTCAAGACTTCCTCAAGAACCCGCATGTTCAGATTCGTTGGGGGCTGACCTACATAGAATCACGATACAAAACGCCATGCGGAGCCTTACAATCCTGGCTCTCAAGAGCGGATAAGAACGGTAGAGGTGGTTGGTACTGATGTCCATAATCTTTCCAAATCATTGGGAAACCGTAACTCCTACGATTGACCCTGATGAATGGGTTGAAGATGATGATGAGGAATAGTGGACAAGAAAGTTGTACGAATTGTTGAGGAGCGCGCAGGTAACTATTGTGAAGTCTGCGGACAGGCGGCGCTCCCTGACATGGCATTGCATCACCGAAAACTAAGAAGCAGGGGCGGCAAAGACACGCCCGCAAATCTAATTCGCATACATCACGGGTGCCATAACTTACGCACTGATAGTATCCACCTGAATCCTGAAAGAGCGTCACAAAAAGGTTGGGTTGTTGGGTCATGGCAAAGCCCGCACGAAGTTCCTTTTACACGCCCTGACGGTTCAATAGTTCTATTACAAGATGATGGAACGGTACAAATACTGATGGAAGGTGACTAATGGAAATCAAAGTAAGAGGGCGTTTGGGTAATGACCCTGAACTAAAATCATCACAGAATGGAACAAGTTACTGTTCATTTTCTGTAGCGCACACTCCGCGCAAAAGAGTAAATAACGAATGGGTTGATGGAGAAACGCAGTGGTATCGCGTTGTAATGTTTGACAAGAAAGCAACGCAAGCGGCAACACTGAAAAAAGGCGATGATGTTCTAATTTTTGGCACAGTCAAAATGACGACATTCACGAACAAAGACGGTGTTGAAAAAACACAAATGGAAATTACAGGCTCAGAAATCTATACAGCAATCAAGATAAAGCAAACACAAACACAGGCACAGGAAGGCTGGTCATCAACTCCATGGTAGAAGAAAATCTAGTAAGCGCCGCAGAAGCCGCAGAAATCTTGGGCATCAAAATGAATAACCTGCGTCAGATTCAGCACCGCAAATCACTTGTATGGGTGCAGAAGGCAGGGCGGAATGTGTATTACAAGCGTGATGATGTAATGAATTACAAAGCAAAGCGTGACGCTCGCAATGGCTAAACTTGAAAACTTACAGATGATGTTCCGTTCTATGGAAACACAGATACGCAACAACATCATTGGTGAGATACAAGCATTTGCAGGCGATTATCACCATCATATTGACGGCAGAGATGTAGTCATTGTTGAGCAGTTATTAGAGTTCTTACGAGATGTACCCAATGATTCAAAATGACCCTGAAGTAGCACTTGCCCTGAACCTGATGGCTGAAAAGTTACGGGAACGGGGCAAAGAAACATTGGCTTACAAATTAGAAAACCTTGTTGAATTACTCATTGAGGAACTAGAAGCGGACAAAAAGAAAAAGTCCTAATATCTCCTCATGTCACTGGCAATTACCGATGATGTCACGCTTGAGGATATTGACGAAGCCATAAAGCACATCAACGGCATGCTCAAAACCGATGAGTACGGTAATCGCATGGATTGGCGCAAAAAAGAACTATTACAAAAAAGTATTGATGACCTTCTTGATGCTCGTATAGCAATAGCACTAGGAGAGAAAGTATTTGATTAGTTATGGGATACTTCAAGTGCTTTCTCTGTATGGGCCAACCCACCTTCAAGGTCGCGGACAAAAAAGACTCATACCAAGAATCGCATAAGCATTACATGACTTACCATTTCAAAGGAGAACCTGATGCCACGCAAAAGCGCAAAGCAAATCGTCAATGAGGTTGTAGCAAAGGTCAATGAAGAATTACCGACCAAAAAAGTTGAGCCAAAAGTAGAAGAAGAAAAAGCCCCTGAACAGGAACACTACTTCCGTTGCATGACCGTCATTGCTCCTGGTAGTAAGTGCAACTGTTACGCCTTCAACTAAGCCTCTAAATTTGTACAAATATAATTTATGAGATAATTTGTACAACATGTTGGAAAAAGATGGGCTTGCTCAAGTAAAGCGCGAGAACCGCGCAGTTGAACTACGCCATCAGCATGGAATGACTTTTGCCAGCATCGCACGCGAATTAGGTTATGAAACTATTGCAGGAGCGCAAAAGGCTTATCAGCGAGCGCTCAAGCGCATTGAACACCCTGCGGCTGAAGAATACTTACAAGCAGATTTAGACCGCCTGGACACGATGACAGAGGTGTATTGGCAATCTGCTCTGCAAGGTAATCTACGAAGCGCTGACATGGTTCTGCGCATTATGCAAAAGCGTGCTGATTTCCTAGGACTAGATGCGCCAAAGAAGGTGCAAGCGGAGGTGGTGAACTATGACGGAACTGGAAGCCTTGATGCGGAAGTTATCCAACTCGCCCGAATTATTGACTACATTGAAGGCATTACCGCCGACATTACAACCCTCCCTGAACAGCAAGATAAAGGCGAGCCGAATAATGTGGCAAAGACTCGCAAGAAACGAGCAACTACCGCCTGAGTCTGATTGGAACATTTGGCTTTACCTGGCAGGTCGTGGAGCGGGCAAAACCAGGACAGCCGCCGAATGGTTAGCATGGGAAGCGATAGAAAATCCTGAAACACGATGGGCAATCGTTGCGCCTACATTCTCAGATGCAAGAGATACCTGCGCAGAAGGTGAATCGGGAATCATCAACATCTTGCATCGTTATCACGCAT